TGTAGTCCGATTGCGTTGCTGGAGGGGACGACCGCTCCAGAGATAATGTTGTTTCCGTACAGGAGGGATCCTGCGACAGGTTCTCTGATTCCATCAATATCAACAGGTGGTGCCGCAATAAATGCGATAACAAAGCAAGTGGTAGCTGCCAGTAGACAAGGCACCATGAGGACACCGAAGTGTCCTACATATAGCCGGTTCTCAGTGCTGCTAACCCACTCAACGTAGGTGTCCCAAAGAGACTTGGGACGTTGTAGTGCGATAGTAGCTGCCATTAAATTTTAAAATTGAAGGTTTGGTGAATTTGCCAACTTATTCATAACATCGTTACGATAAGCTGGATCGGTTTCATAACGGGGATCACTCATATCACGAATCATCTCCGCTTGACTGCGGTACGAATTTTCGGCTGTAGGTGCTGAACGACCTTGGATCATTTGCCCTTCTTGACCGTTAACATCTGTGTACCGCTTTGCCATAGCTTCAACAGCCATAGCAATACTAGAAGGATTAGCTGACTCAACGATTGCATCAAAAGCTTCGATGTCAGACTTCGGTAGGTTTTCCACAGCCCAGTTCATCATCTGTTGGTACTGTTCCTTACCACCTACACTGTTCATCATAGCATCTACTTGATCTTGTGTCAAGTCTGGTCCTTCACTTTCCTCTGCTGCTTCTGGAACTTCTTCTGAGTTTTCAAAGAATGCTTTGATAAGGTCTTCCTTGGAAACATTTTCAAACGCACTTGCGTCAAAATTTTTCTCAGAAGTATAGGACTCATATGCTTTTGCAAGTTGTTCACTTACATCAGAGGATTCTTGCTGGTTAGGTTGTCTTTCACTCATCTTGCGTTGAAGCTCCAGGTAACCCTGCTCTAGCTCCTCAGCGGATTTGTATTTACCAGCAAGTAGATTTTGTTGTTCTTGTTGTAGCTCTTCACCAACTCGAAGTGAATCCTGTTCTTCTACAGACAAGGAATTGACAACTTCGGTTGGTTGACTACCATCAAAAGAAAGAGTGTTTGCCATTTCGGGGTGCGTTGCTATTTTCGTTAAAAGTTAAATTACCATCAGCATCCCTGATAAACCACGGCTCTTCTTTTGGAGCCTCTTGTTTAACTTCAGGTTGTGGGTTCTGCTTCTGGGGCTGCCTCTTCAGGCGGTGGTTGGAGGTTGGCATTTTTACTTGGGTCTAGTGCTGGTGCTTTCATAATCTGCCCAGCTTGTTGCATCATCATCATCTGTTCTTGTTGCTGTTGTGCAGCAAGTTGTTCTTCCTGCATTTGATCCATACTCTTAACAAGGTTTAGAACATCAATACCTTGTGCTGCTGCAAGACGCTTGATAGCTTCATCAGCATTGACGTATTGCATTAACGCTTCAGGACCAAGTGTAGCTGTAATAGTTTGCAGGAACATAGTCAACGATTCCCGATCCTGGCCACGACCAAGACTGTTAATGCCAGCAACAATAGTCGGGTTAACAATATCTTTGGGGTAACGTGGTAGCTCGCCAGTTCGTTGTAGAACCAGGAGCTTTCGGTTAAGGTATGGTACAAGGAACTCTACAGTAAGAAGGGAGAACAATCCGCCAAGTTGTGATTCGAGTTCGAGTTGGGTGAGTCGGATCTCTTCGGCTGTAACGCGTTCTGCGTTGCGAGGATTCATAACTAGGAATGCCTCAAGCAGTCGGCGTTCGTATTGTCCAATCATACTGGCAGCAGTTGCAAAGTCGGCTTGTTTACCAACCTGCACTACACCAATATCATCCGGTCGTCCCTGAATAATAGCACCGTTGCCGGCAGCCGCGAGTGACTGAGGCTTGGTGGTGCTGCTTGGGGCAACCGTGAACACTACCTTAGCAGCTGCAGCGCTGCCTTCGACCAGGGCTTGTGACAGTGCGTCAAGTGACTTGAAGTCTCCTAAGAACTCTGAGACTCGTCCGCGACCGTAGTTCTCACCGTCAACAGTATTGAATCGGAGAACAAGCCAAGGGCTAGCATCTTTAGGTGCTTTACTTTCACTACCAGGAAGTACAGTGTTATACACTTCTTGGTGCCACAGCCAGCGGTTGCCATCCAGACGAACATGTGTGTAAACTTCACACTCGTTGTCGTAGGAAGTACCCTGATTACCTGTGGCTATGTTCTGCTGTTTAGCGAGTTTGAGAAACTCTTTAGGTAGCAGATCCTCATGGATTAATTCTTTTGTAACAATTTCGACTACGTTACCGTTGCCGTCTCTGTCTACAACGTAGCGGTTAAGTGGATAGTGCTTGATCCCATCCTTACCCATAAACACTAATGCGTTACCGCCTACAACAAGATGCTTAATAGCTTGGTGAACAGTGACACGATCACTGGATGCAGCAATGCTGTCCATCACCATGCGTTCCATCTTAGCAAAACTCAAATCAAGTTCAGATCGTACTTCTGCTGGCAGCTCTTCGCCAAGCTTATCGTCACGAATCTGGAACTTAAAAAACGTGGTCTGTGGAGGTAGCAATGCAAGCATAAGTTTACTTGCTAAAGTTACCACACATTTGGCGCCCACTGATTGCCAAGGTGTTTTAATATTCTTATAAGTAGGACGTGTCTCATCGTCTGTGATGAGATAAGGTAGGGTCAATCTTGCACACTCAACTGCTTCGTCTAGAAACTGTGAACGGTATACCGTTAGTGCATTGTATCTAGAGCTTGCGTGCATTATGCTAGGTTAATAGATGAACCGTAAGGTGTGGCTGAGGGGCTACCCTGTGGACCCATGAATGGTCCAGCTTGTAGTTGGTTAGATGCTCTGATGCCTTGTTGCTGTGCCCTCAGTTGCTGACGAGAACGTCGCCCACGAACACCAGCATCAGCTTGTGCAAGTGTAGATTGCAAGGTGCGTGGCACAGAACGCTGTGGTGCAGATCGTGCTGCTTGTTGTGCGGCACGCATTTGATTTTGCAACTGTTGTTGTCTGTAATTATTTAGTTCTTGCTGAGCTGGACCCAGCATAGCACGTAGAACATTTAGACGTTTTTTACCTTTTAAATCTGGACGGCCATCGCCTGGGATTCCTCTACCCATCTGACCGTAAATCGAAGCCAGCTGATTAAATACAGCTGCAACTTGTCCTCCGTAACTCATAGTTCTTCTTCTTTAAGACGTTGGTTAATCCAGTCGATGACTGAACGTTGCCCAGCCCTGTACATGATAGTAGACATACTATCTCCAGGGCCAGGGTTGATGGGGGGAAAGGTTTCATCCGCTTCATGCAGCAATGTCCTTACGGTCATGCCATATGTTTCAAGCGTATTGAGGGAGATTGACATTGGAGTGTTCAAAGAATGCAGGCATACGTGCCCGCTGTGTTTCTAGAAGGCCTTCTGCTTTCCCTGCATACATCAGGGAGTCGCTTTGATCCAGCCAAAATTTTTTGTCCAAATATTTATCGTCACTTTTACCAAGGGGCTGCATGATCCAGTTGATCGTCGCCTTACGTAGCTTATCAAGAGATGGCGAGATTGTCAAGCCCAGTTCTCGTGAGACCAGTGAGTTACATGCGACATGGACCTGCTCATCTCGGCTGATGTCGGCACTAACTGTTCGCATACCAGCATCACCGTTAAATCGCATGAATGGGAGGAGCACAAAGAAAATTGCACGCTCGGCAACCATTGCTTTGAGGATTGTGTGATCTGGATGAGCAATCCAGGCGTCGCGGAGCCGGATGGCTTCCGCTTCAGATTTCTCATCAACGCCGAAAGAATTGGCGATGTAACCAAGTGCAAGGTCGTGCTTCTCCTCATCTTTGATGTTGGATAAGAGTAAATCACGAGCCGCTTCCGGTACATCATTCTTGAGAGCATCTTTGATAAAGTCGCCAACAGGGAGTTCCATGTGCCGAATAGCCAGCGCACGGTATATCGTTTCTTTAGCACCTTCTTTTACCTTACCAGCTTCAGTTTGAACTGGTTGCCAGGTGCGCTTTCGATTGAGTAGTTTAGTATAAGGGTTCATTCGCCACAATTACAATCAGGTACAGGAGAGAGTAGTTCCTCCAGGTAATTGTCCACATCAGCATCATCGAGAGCAGCATAAACGTTGCTCTTATCTTGAGTGTCACCCATTACCTGCAAAGAGTAGTAAAGGGAGGTTTGAGGCGATGCCAACCACTCTTCCACGAACGCATTGTCGTAGGTTACCATATCACTCCATGAGTTGAATGAGTATCCGTGAAGAAGTCCCGTATTGTTAAGCAGAGCGATAAGCCCGTCTGCTACTTTTTTATAATCTTGCCAGCCAACTTCGCTGGCGATTTCTACGTCACCGTAGTCATAAGACTCAACGCCAAATGTACCACTATCCCTATCAACGTGTCGCGCAATAGGAGGTGCGATTTCAGGAGTTGTAGTAAATCCATCGAGGTCAGTGTATCGGTAGCTGCAGGAGGCCGTAGGAGCCACGGCAAAGGCACGGACCATACCATGAGCCCTAGCCACCTCTGCAGCGGCCTCCACGGCGGTCCTAAAGGCGTCTGCGAGGGCATACCCGGCACTGGCGCTCAGCCTGCCGGCGAGCATATCCTCAAGACCCTGGCCAAACTCTTTATACGACACATTGTAGCGTCGCAGCATGTTGGCAAGACCAAGCATACCAAGACCAACTTGACGGTCAGTATCTGGTGAGAGGTACTCACCGGAAGCATCTACATTTGTTTTTGCATGAAGCTCACAGAGCTGTGTCATGCCGTCTACAAAGGCAGACTCAAGATTACCCACAGTAGCAGCGCCAAGGTTAATATGCTGAAGCAAGCAAGTGCCACGACTAGGTAGATAAACTTCGAGACATACATTACCATAGATTCGGTTGCCATCTTTGTCGTATTTTACTTTGTTGAGCCACACGTCACCAGACTTAATGGCATACAGAAGTTCCTCTTTAAAAGTGCACGCCTTCCACCAATCATCGGTGATATTGACGCATCGCTTAACCCAGGGGAGTTCTTGACGTGATGCTTGTACAAACTCAAGGCAATCAGGATGCTCCATGTCGATATGCAACACAATAGCACCGTTTTTGTATACTCCGCCTCTACGAAGAATTTCATTTAGTGTTGAGTAAATTTTACCAAAACTTACCGGTCCACTAGCGGTAACACCAGATGGACGTTCATGATTTTTGGGATCAAGTTTTGACAGGTGGATTGCACACCCTGCGCCGTAGCGTAGAGCGTGAGAGGCAAAGCGCCAACTGGCTTCAATGCCATTTGGTCCCTCCATCTCATTTTCTACAACAAATACTGTACAGGAGACAGGCAAACGGGAGGTTGGATCATCAATCCAAGATTGTACGCGCCCTGTACGGGCAACAAGGTCGGTTTTCATATTAAACTAGATCAGACAGGTTGGGTGGTTGATAATTTGGTCCCTTTAGGACTTTACCGTCTTCACGGTAGATAGGTTTTCCATCATCTCCAAGTTTTGACATATTGGAACGGTGGACCCTACGTAGAGCTTGTTCTAGATCCCAGTCCATGTTCTCAGCGTATTGAGCACAGACATATACTAGATCAGCTAGTTCTTTCAGGCAGTCAGCACGGCTACTGATGTCCATCATAGCCATATTGTAATCTGCTTCAATGAACTCTTTAAATTCTTCAACGATCAAATTCTTCTGCATCGAGCGGGAACTCAAATCGTTCCGTATATTGTACGCTCGGCGGAACTCGATCGCTTGGTTGCTGAGTAGTGACATATTGTAGTTCGTTAGTAAGGTAGTGGATTGCTTTTTCTAAGTCTTCGACATAGTTGTCTTTATACCCAGCCCGGCAAATATACTTTATAGCATTACCTAGGTGGTAGGATAATTCTTGATCACGAATAAAGTCCCATACTTCGATGGTTCCGCGTCGGTAGTAGTTGGGGTGGTTGGCCATTCTTTCAATAGCTGTTTAACTGTATTTGTAAGTGCAAAGTTCTGGCGTTGCAGTGCCAAGAAAATAGTAATGATGTCTTCTTTATTAGCTTTTGGCAGCAGATCCTCCAGCCGTCTCAGCTGAAAGTCCTGCTCCATTGTCATTTCCGTTACGGGCATCGGTGGGAGTCCAGTAGATGATTCGTTGTTGTTCGGAGTCATAATGTTCGTCTTGAAGTATCTTAGCCAGGCGAGCATTTAACAAAGCATCGTCTTCCGACAATCCTTTGGACTCGTATGCCTTGACTACAGTATCCCATGTACAGCCTTCTTTGTCAAGTAGTGCTGCTGCACGTTTGACTCCGATACCGGGGATGCCACTGTAACCATCGGTCTGGTCTCCTGACATAGTTTGGATGTAATGCCAACGCTGTCCCTCCTCAGGTGTGATAGTGATAACCTCATTGGTGAGGTCAAACAAATCACCAGGGATCTGTCGCATGTCCTTGTCTGGAGATACGATAATGTGACCTGGATACTTGGTAGCAAAGATTCCAATAGAGTCATCTGCTTCCAAGCTATCGTTAACGATTACAGGATATTCTTTCTTGAGCGCGTTGATAGCTCGTCGATAGCCACAGGGCTTCTTACGGTTACGGTGTCCTTTATACGCTGGATACAGTAATTTACGGAAGTTGCGACTACTAGAAAAGAAAAGAATAAAATCATCGAAGCATCCAAGATCACTTGCGATTGAATATAGTTCTCTGTCGATGGTTTCCATGACTTCTGAGAATCTTGAAGTGACGACGATAACGTCATCTCCGTAGTCAATCTCTGCTTCGCAAGATGCACAGGACTTGTATACGATATAGTCTGCATCAATGAGTAAGCTCATGTGTCATATTATTCAGGTGTTAGTGTACATCTGCCCAGGTTTTACCTATCTTACCTTCTGCTGCAATAGGGCAGCGCAGGTTGTAGTATTCTCCAGCTTGTACAGCTGAGAGTTCGAGCAGAAATTTTAGATCTTCAGCGTGCTCGGGAGCACACTCGTATTGCAGTTCGTCATGGACAAACGCTAGTTGTGATGCACACAATGGTATGGTCTTCACACCATCGTTAGCGATCAAGAGCCATCTCTTCGCAAGACATGCGCTAGACCCCTGTAATAGGAAGTTGAGTGCTTTATGCGATGAGTCAACGTTAAGTCGCCTGCCATCAATCGTTTTAACATAGCCACGATCAGACGCAGTTTGAACAGCAGTAAGAAGATCAGCCAGACCCGGAATTGCCTCCACATAAGCCTTGCGTATTTCTTTACCTTTCGATTTAGCTGCAGAACTGCTGAGAGATTTGTCATAGCTTAATCCAATTTTGGCATCACCGGCACCATAGAGGAAGGCGTAGGTAACTGTTTTGACAAGTTTTCTACTGATTCCAATTTTGTCGGCATTTGTTTGATGTATGTCTCCGGTGATAAGAATGTGTGCATAACGACCCTCATCAAAACGAGACAAATAATGGGCAAGCATACGAAGCTCGACACCACTAAGGTCGGCACCAACCATGACTTCTTCTGGCGTGGCGGTGAATAGTTGTCTGAATCTTTCATCACTAGGTGTCTGGGCAAGGTTTGGATGTCGATGGGCGCAACGCCCGGTGTTTGTAGCTACACTACAATGGTGGTGTATACGTTTAGATTTCGTAACAAGCTTGAGCCATGCGTTCTTCCCTTCGGAGAGCATCCCTAACATCTTCGTAATCTCTAGCATCCTCAAGAACGAGAGCGCCAGGTCCGTTCCAATATCTTTCAAACTCGTTTCGTCTACGATCGGCTTCCCAGTAGGAGTAAGGGAGGTTGGTTCCCAGCCGCTGTGTGTCTTCAATATCCATGCTATGTGGTCCCTCGATGTTGGGTTAAACTCCTTCAGTCGTGTGAACTCTGCTCCTGCGACATAGCCTTTGCTTTTGTTATCTCGTTTAGGAGTGAATCTCTGTCCTGGGACGAGAGGGTACCGCTTGCGTAGTAGTGCATCAATGCTTTCAAGTTCACTTCTGAGAGAAGATGCAAGTTCCCATGCAGCTCGTTCATCAAAATACCATCCATGTTGTTCTTGTTCAGTTAATATGTGGGCTACTCTGTGCTCCATCTGGAGCCATTCAGGTAGGGGAGGAAGTGCTGCCATAATTTATGCGTAACAACAACGTCCTGCTTCATGTAGTCTTGCATCTCTTGACTCCAGCAGCTCCAATCTGTTTCGATGTGTGCCTTGTGCTCATTGAGTCTGTAACCGTAAGCTTCAAGGCTATGCGAACCGTACAGTTTGGTAGGCATATCTTTCCATTTACGCTTCTTATCTATGTCCAGTATATTGGCGTGATACACATGAGACAACAATAGAGTGTCGATGGATTGACCTTTGAAGTCAAAGAATGGGTAGCAAGAATTAATTGCAGGTAGGTCGTAATTTATAATGTTGTGCCCAATGAGGCATTCAGCCTCCTCAAGCATCGTAACACCTCGCGTGATGGGTTCATCACAACCGCCTTCATCATTGAAGACAGAAACTTGACCGGTATCGAGATCATAGATACCAATACAGTGGATTTTAGAAACATCTTGTAGTAGTCCGTTTGCCTCGATGTCAAAGACGAGGTTCATTTTGTTTTCCAGCGATACGTCTTATCTACAAACTTTGCACGCTCTACCATCTCCGGTGTTGGAGGGTTAGGCCGCTTCAGTTCTTGGTAAGTGTACCACGGGTGTACGTATGGTTTATAAGCAGGTGCGTTAGAAATCGGTTGCCGGGTTGAAATCGGGTTGAGCTTCATCAGATTCGTAGAATTGACAAGTATCTAAGTTATATTTTAAGTGACAAGCGATGCCTGTCTCGCCAGAATATCTATTTTTAAGGACTCTAATAGTGCTAGTAGCGTGTTCAGATCTGTCTTGTTGATCTCTTTCGATTGCAATGCAACCGTCAGAAAGCTGTGCAATTGCTGCGCTTCCGCGGAGCTGTCCAAGTGTAACGCGTGCTCCTTCTTCATGACCTTGATCAGTGGATGAACGTTTGAGGTGTGATACCAAAAACATGGCCACGCCTGTACGCTCAACAAGTGATCGCAGCTTGGTCATGGTAGTATCAATCATCCTTCTCTCATCGCCGTCAAGACCACTAAGAAGGATAGACAGGTGATCCAGAAAAATAATCCGACAATCAAGTCCATTCGCAAGATAGTCAATACGATTATAGATAATATCAGGATCATAACTGCCAAAGCCGTCATAGAGAAAAAGATTCCAAGTAGCCATTGTCCGATCGTACGCAGCTTCCAACGTAGATTTGTCATGGTCTCCTATGTGAAATGCTTTTTTCTCAGCTACACTCATCAATCCGAGCGCAGTACGCCTGTTTGATTCTTCAAGAGCCAAGTAACCGACCCGTTCTCCATTACGTAGAAGTTCAGTTGCAATGTGCCTGCAGAACGAAGACTTTCCGACACCACTGCCTGCAGTGATCGTGATAAGTTCTCCGTATCGGATACCGTGTAGTAACCGGTTAAGGCCCTGGAATGGGTATTCATGGTCAGCAGGTGGCGTGGGTGTAGTGATTAAATCTTTGAGTGTCTTTGCTTCGACAATGCCATCTGGTCGATACTCCTTTGCATCCCAGATTGCTTTACGCACTGCCTCTGCATCATCAGCCATAAGTGCATCAGAAGCGTCCTTATACTTATCGTCCAACAGGGCGATGCTCACCTTTCCGGGTGGCAGAACACTTGCTGCTTCCTCTGCAGCCTTACGACCGGGTTCATCGTTATCAAAGAACAAGCAGATTTCTTCATAGCCTTGTAACCAGTCGAGTGCTTTCTGAATGCTTTTCTTTGCAGAAGCAGCACCAGACGGCAGACTGACGTGGGGCCAGCTTGGCATTGCAACAGCACAGCTGGCAGCATCAAGCTCACCCTCTGTAATTACAACACGCTTACCGGTTGATGGAAAGAGATTCTGACCAAACAGTGTGCCAGATACCTCGCCTTCATACTTGAAGTCTTTGTTCTTTGTCTTTGTCTTACATCCTACAACACGACCACTCTTGTCTGTGTAGTAGAAACGTAATACATTGTTGTCTGTGTAGATCTTATACTTTGAGCATACCTCCTCTGGGATTTTACGTTTACGGAGCCGTTGTGGCTCACCTTGGATTAGCACATGTGATTGTGACATTTGGGGTGGTTCGTCACCATTAACATAAGTGTGGCATGAAAAGCAATACGTGTGACCATCATCATACAGTGAGTTAGCATCTGATGATCCACACGTATCGCATGGTATGTGGCGTACGAACTCGCTTAGTTCAGCCATTCATCTGGTATTGATTTAAAATGTGTCCACGGGAATCCGTGTTTCTCCGCCCATTTGGCGTACGTTGTACGAGAGCCTTTGTATATTTTATTGTATGGGGCTTGGAATACAAATCGTATGTCAAGTTCAGGATGCTGCTTCTTTACAGCAAGCATCTTGCGGCGATCATCAGGACTAAGGTGACCCTTAGCCTCTAGCATAACACCATTCTTCAGAACAAAGTCTGGTGTGTAGTTGCATGTAAGAACGTAAGGTACCTTCGTACTTTCGTATTCATAGTCAACCCCAGTGCTGTGAAGAAAGTCATCGACGTTCTTCTCCAGCCCGGAGCGAAAATTCATTCGTCAACAAGTTTTTCAACAATCTCGCCAACAATCTCAGACACTGCGTTACGCATCTCGTAGCGGAAGTCGTTACGATCTGCTTTGTAGCGGGTCACGGAAATGGTTGGCAATTGAACCGTCAGGGTACCCTCGTAAAGTCCCAGGTCTTGGTTCTTTTCAACAGTAAAATCAGAAGTCATCGTCATCGTTTTCAGTAAGTCCTACAGGTGAATCGGCTTTAAAGCCATCAGTTTTGCCGAACAGTTCGGCTACAGCAGAGTCGCTCAGTTCAGCTTCACCACCAGCAGTGGATCCGCCAAGCTCAACGACCTGTACACCAACAAGCTTCAGGCTAGTGCCATAGGTGACACCATCCTTCAGGATGTACGGCTTTTGATAGAAGCCAAGTTTGACCTTGGAACCGCTGTACAGTGGTACGTTTTCATCAACAATAGGTGTGCCTTCGGTATCAACCACAGGCGGACGACGATCCTCTTTCCAAGAGAATTTAAGTTTGTAACGTCCCTCTTCTACTTCTTCCCATGGGGTGGGCTTCAAGGTAGAGCGCTTCGGGTTCTTCAGTTTGGACTCTGCCCATTTCAGAACTTCGGTGCGATCTTCTTCCAATCGTTGCACCATCTCGGTGTCAACCATAGCAGTAAGGGAATAACCGAACTTACCAGGAGACAGGATAGCTTGGTAGCCTTCCAGCATCACAGGGTCAGCGGTTACAAAGGGGGTTTTAGACATCAGAATTTAGTAGAGTAGATAAAGCCGTCTTCTTGGAAGACGTTGTGAAATTGTTCTATCCTGTTACCAAGATAAATCATAGCAGATTGGAACGGTGCTGCATGTTTACCGTTACCAAACCTTAACCGCGTGTTGTACGCAAGCCAGGGGTAACTAGCAACATGCCTCCACCATTTTGTAGATACATCAAGCTTGATAAGCAAGAGCATCTCATTGTTGTGAAGCTCATGTTGTTGGACAGCATAAGGTATCCACAACTTAGACTCACTGTAAGGATGATTCATGAATACAGTGTCTGCGTTCCATGGTTGGGCAAGCCCATCATCCTCCTCATCAAAGTACCTCTGTGCTTTGACGTTGGGGTTAACTTTGTCATTACAGCATGGGTCTAACTCTAATTTAGGGAAGAACTTATAGACCTTAGACAGCACATGCTGTGGTGTGTTCCACGTATCCTTCCTGTTCCCTGTCGTTGCAGTCAGTGCTTGCAGTGACGTAGTCATAGAATTGTTCAAAAGTAAATAAAGTTACAGCAGGGCAGATAGTTAGTGCCCTAATGAATGCAGGGTCGTGTTCAATAAACCGTTGTAATTTCTTACCATCATACACAAGGTATGGTTTCAACTCAGTTTTTTCAAACATAAGTTGCAATGCAATGATTGCTTGAGTTAGTTTACTTGCAACTGAACCCTCAACTTGTTGATACTTAAACTCAAAGAGTTCAGTATCGGTTACTGCATCTGGTTTGTAACTTTTGTTTTTTGAAACCCTTACGGTAGCTTGAGCTTGTACATAATCTCTGTGTTCCTTAAGAATAGAGATACATCGCTGTTCAAAAGCTAAACCTGTTTTATTAGGGGTAGACATCAGCAGAAAAAATAAGTGGATTTAGTCACCAGTTCGGGTTCAAGATCCCCGATCATCGGCGGTTCAGTTTCCGCACCAATAAAGGTAGCGAACTCTTTCAGGTATTCATGCTTTGCAAATAGGTGCATGTAAGTTTCTCGGACGATGGATGAAAGAGTATCCATGTCAGAAGCACGACATAAAATCGAATCGTGTATGAGGGCCAACGGAGCGTTGAAGCGTAATGCAGAAAGGTGTAACAGGCTGGCATCGAGCGAATGCACTAAATTTGGAGCAGTTGCGTTTTTGTGGTGATTAAGGTCCACCACATCACCTGTACGACCAACCTTTACTTGACACCTACCGAGTAGTTTTAAGTCAAGGCGTTCGTACTCTAGTTTGTTGAGCCTCTGGTGAACAATGAATCCAGATGGAGTAGTCCATTCTAGATACCTGTCACCACGTTTGATAGCTCGTGCTACTTCTCCTTCAATCCATCGCATGACCGCCATTGGACCTGGGAAGACCTTGTGCATTGCATCACGCACGGCTACCACAATCTCGGTCAACTCTTCCTTGGTTACATCGACACCAATCTCTGTAAAAGCATCACGGATGTACTGCCTGTTGGAGAATGGCTTTGCGTTGTAACAAATGGTCATCACTGACCGCTTGGTTTTTTTACGATCCCAATACTGTCTTAGTCGTTCCGGTATCTGATCAACACTGGCTGCAGCAATAGCTTTGTAAGCATCCTTAGGTTCACTCCCAGGGAGTACATTAACCATTGAAGCCGTAGACCTGTCGCGGGCCAACCCTGCCAGGATTTGTAAACCTGAGCACGTTGCATCCACTGCAATAGGTAGACGGGTGTGATGCCGACTACAATCAATAAAACAAGCATAGAACTCTTCACAAGCAGAAAGAAATAACCAGGGCTCATCAGCACCTTCCCAGTCACCAATGTTACCGATGGGATCGGTTGCGACACGGGTGATCAAGGCATGATTGTGAGAGACCCACTCTTGACGTTCAGCCATCGTGGCCTTGTCAAGACCCCAAGTTGTAGCAACTTGAAAGGCAACCCACTCTTCATCCTCTGGGAAGACAAACGCTCCCTCAGCAAATTGTAAGAGTGACTTACCAAAGTCAGTATCTTGAGGTGTAAGAAATGCAGGAATTGGGTATACACGACCACGGTAATCGCAACTCCAGGGGAGATAGAATCGTTCCCGATCTTTGAAGCGCTTTACTGCCTCCATTGTCATACGAGTACGACAACTCCTGCGGAAGGCTTGGCTGTTAATGTTGTTTACCTCTGCCGCCTTACGACGATAGGTAAATCTCGACTCCTTGTTCTCTGCTATATCTGCAGGTTTAGGAGGTAGGGGCATCTCACAGATTGGAATAAACTTCCCAACTTGTATTCCCTTCTCCTCTAACTTAAGAGCAACATCAACGATGAATGGGTTCAGGCGGTACGGTACCTTCTGTATCTTGTTGATAAACTCGAAGATGGTTTCCCCCTGTATTAGGGAGGGGTTACCGCGCCGGACCATTTCGTGCCCACACATTACCTCATTCAGGACATAACCGCCCTGATTCTCGGGTGTCCAATCGCGTGGTTCAATAAGCATTGGCCACGCAAGCGGGCTGAATAACTCAGCATCGTGCATGATGGTGTCACGCATACGCATGAACTCATCAGTTGGTACAACGTACTGATCTGTTTTCTTACCAGAACGACGTAGATCAATGGTAAACCAACCTGTCTTATCCATGACTTGCTCAAGCAGCCATGTGCCAATCTTAATGTTGTTACCTTGTGCCCATGAATCCCACTTCGGAATGTCGGCCTTGTTCATAGCCTTGCGAGTGTTCGCTAGCTTTTGTTGAGTGCCGATTGAGTCATGCCAGTATTTCGTCTGAAGATATGTCAGCAGACCTGGTGCTTCACGTTCATAGTGTCGCATCTGACATTCATCTTGTACCGAACGTCCAATGTTGCTGGTTACATTGACAATTAATGCGCTTTTTGGTTTACTACTGAACACTTGGTCAAACGTAACCTTCAACGCAATGGACGCCAGAGCCAGTGATTCTAGCTCGTCGGTATGTTTCCTTATCTCACGGAACGCAGGCCCGTTCTGGCCCCTTGCAAGGCGCGTACGCGTCGATTCTATGCCGTCGATGACAGCAGGTAGCATGGCTTGTATACCATAATTACCGTAAACGGTTGCACTTGCGTACGATTTGTCATGTAATTTCTTAGTGTTGTCTGATAATTTGTCCAGACCTTTGCTAATTTGTTTACGTTCAAGTGCAATCTGTTCAGCTAGTAATTGGTCGTCGTGCATAGGGTGTAGTCAAGTCGTCTTTCAGTTGGTCCTGCATCAGTTGCAGTAGTTCGGCCTTGTGATCGTGGTGGTTGATTTCAGTAATAAGATCACACACACGCCTGTTAAACGTCTTCGTCTTCATCTGTATTGTCCTCGGAAAAGAAATGGTAAATTGACTCGTGGTCAGCAACAGTGAACTCAATGTCTGATTCTTCAAATAGTTTGTTGATCTTTTTCTTAGCAGCTGCTGGGCTGCGATAGATGAACTCCTTGACTTTACCATTCGTGGTAGATGCTACACGGATTACACAACACACACTAGCTGGCAACTCCCAGCCTGCTACTTTCCATTCCATGACCTCATCGTATGTGTGAGGTACGAAGAAGTCATCGGGTGCTTTTTTGTACAGCTCCCAGTTGCTATCGTAGTACGGTTGTTTGGACTTACCCATGTTTTGTTACGTTCAGTAATGGTTTGTTGAGATGTTTTGACAGCCTGTAGGCTTGCCATGCTGCATCCTCGTCATCGTATGCTAACACATACTTAGACACGGAATCAGTAAGCATCGCACGGTAGACTGACAATGACTTAGGGCCTTGGGATGATAGTGACATACTTGTTCTTGATATGTTGTAAACGAGCTTTGGCTGATTGTAATTGACGAGGTTTACGCTTACCTTTATCCTTTCGTTTGTTGTCCGATGTTTTGTATATGTTGGGGCTGTTCATAATGAATTGGTGTAGTCAACGTAAGCATTTGGAAACTGTTCGCTGTACTTATCAACAAGTCGATCAGCCTCTTCACGAGATGAAACAACAGCTAGTGTTTTACTACCGCTGATATAATCCCACGACAACATGTAGACACGGTAGTTTTCACCACGATGATTAGGATAGAGCATTAATAAAGTCCAATAGAGTCAAGTTGTTCCTCAAGCCAATCCTCATACTCTAGTGGCATAGAATAGCCATCGTAGAGATACTGAGGTGTTGGGTCAAAGTAATAGAGATACTCTTCGTACTCAGCTTGCGTCATCTTGGTTGAAGTAATCGTACAGTTTGGTCATGACATTGTTGAGGCACTTGCGGCTGAACTCTGGCAACTTGTCAAGCTCAGTAGCAGGAGTCAGGTTGATGTAGTTGTTGAGTGCGTTGATAAACGTCTCATCGGTACAACCTACGCGCACACTGTCGCCGTTGTCAAGCTCCAGGAACAACTCCTTGGCCCAAGAATATTTGGACACGGAGACAGCCTTTTGGTTGATAGTCAGTTGGGTGGAAGTTTGCATCAGATGTCGTCGGAATAGAATTTACGGAGTTCGTCCTCGTACTCACCAGGACTGTCGAACTTGAGGTCAGAGTAAGTCTCTGTCAAGCTCTCTAGAACATAGCGCCTGAGGTCGTTGATGTCAAGCATGTCAACAATGTGTTGAGCAAGCTCGTCGGGTTCGATGTCACGCATTACGGAAGAAGAAGTTGTCATTGATAGTATCGTAGTCATAGGACACCAAACGCTCCCACACATCTGTCCAGTCGATGAAGTTGTACAGTGGGTGGTCAGTGCTGATGTAGTCACAGCAGTCTACCATGAGTGACTCGGCAAAGTCAGCACATGGGTGCCAGCCGTCGAAGTGTCCCTCGTAACGGTCCTCGAACTGTTCTTTGTTCTCAATGCCGATGTCCGACAACTCATCGAGCAGGCGCTCTTCATCCTCTGGCTCGTCAAAGTATTCAGCAAATGCGTTGGCGGTGTAGTCTGCAATGTAATCGAGCAGCTCTTCTTGATCCTTGGTAAACACAGTGTTAACGTTGGGAGTGGTAGTAGTGACAGTCATGTTGGGCCTTGGGATGAACGTGATGATAGTGACAGCAATAAAAAATACACAGCACTGTGTAATAAGAATTAAACAGCGTTGTATAATTAGAATTAGTTAGACATGATTAATAACAATTAGACAGTGTTGTGTAATTATAATTACTTAGAGTAGTAACGATAACTAATACGATTGGCGCGTTGATATGTAACAGCAGTGCTGAATAAACCAATCATGCCGATGATGGCGAGAATAATAGTAGACTCAGTAATCATAAGAATTAGATAGTAGTGAGAGGAAATAATAAAAGTTTGTGTGATTATCAATAAAGTTAGCAAACTCTAACCACATATAATCCTCACGCTCCATTTTGTATAGCGTGATGATTCCATCAAGTGTTGCGTCAGTCATCAGTAACCTAACCAGCTTAAGATCTGCAGCGCGTTGTACTTTTGGTTACCATCGCGCAAGTAGTCAAGCTCGGAAGATCCGTGATCACGGAATAACTTGATGGCTGCCCACTTGGGCACGATGCCGAACAAATTGGCGAGACTCAATACATCCAAAACATACTCGTTGGTGTAATCATCAGTGTCATACAGTTCATGGAAGCGATCCCACAGCTGCTCGGTTGTGTTGGACTCGGTGATGTTCATCATTAATAAGCGGGTTGGATACGGTACTCGAAGGTGTTAAACTGAAAGTAATCGCGATAGAATTGTAATCTCTCGCACGCCTCTAGGTAAGGTACTGGATACGGTGTGAGTGTATACCAGCTACCGTTGAGTTTGTGTTGTAAGAAATGCAATGGGTGACGCATACTCTAAAGTTGAATGGATTGTGTAAGATGAACCAGGGATCAGAACATAGGAGGCTCGCTAACAGCGTAGCTCTGAACTTGGGGCTTGTCAAGCACAATCGCATTAGTCTCAGCAGTCAGTTTTCCGTCACCAGTGATAGCATCAAGAATCTTGAGAATATCGTTACCAGTCTTACCGCGACGCAGCAGCTCGACCATCAATTTAGCAGACATGAAGTAGTGAATCGTTGTGAACATGTGTATTATACAGGGTCGGAGCTGAGAGTCAAGGTGGCCAATCGAGAGACCGGCTGATGGTGTTGGACTCATCTCCCCTTTCACCTGTGTACACAGTATAGCCCGAATCCAGTGGCGTGCTCATTTATTGTGCCACCTGTACAACTGTCACATCGGTAACACTAACTCATTCGTAGTCCACAGTGTCCAACCGTTCGTGTGATAGAGATTATAATTAAACAGTGTTGTTTCGAAGTCGTAACAGATGGCGTTTCTATTTCTAATTCGAATCAAAATACCATTGTATTCTTAATACGTATTCGTACTGTAATTATAATTAACGCGGCCTTGCGTGCAAAAGTAAGCACCCCCTGGGGGTAAGATAAGTCCTTGTGACGTCGTTATATGGCCTCAGACATTTTTGTTATTTTTTGAGGCGATATAACAGTTCATACAGGTAACTTCTGTAATAGGATAGGCGGAATTAACCGACACATCCTTATTACAGACTTTACATTTTAAGATTTTAACACTACCGGCTGGCATTTTCATGATTAGACGATCATCTTGGTGTTGTCGTTTGGTTCTTCGTGTGCTTCTGGACCGAAACCATGCTTAGCGATGTATTTACGGTACTCAGGGTTGTCTTTATCGGCTTCTGAGCCGTATTTATCGACCATCTGATAGCACCAGTCCCGAATGGCGTTAACGCTTGGTGTAAAGCGTGCTACACCGAACACAGCGCCTACTTCTTTGGGAGTAAAGCGGATCAAAGCACCGTGTTTATAGTAGACCCTAAAGAAGTTGGGTCCGTTGTGAGTGCGGTGGTAGGTTACGTTGCAATCGTTCGTATTCTTTTCGTATTTGTACTCCATTGTGAGCGTAGGGAACTACTTTCTTTTCGTTACTATAGGGGGGAATTGTTATAAAGGTATGCAGGTCTTGTATGTATGGTGGTAACCATTCATCTACTCTTGCACATGCTGACCAGTTCTCTGGTTGCATACATGCTACAGACATTACCTGTATAAACTGTATAACATATATTGATACTGTATACATACAGTAGAATAGAAATAAAGGGTAGTGATAAAAAAAGAGAGGGGGATTGGTGGATCTCTGACTTTATCTTGATTCATTACTGTAGAAACAGGGGGCCGAGTCCACCCCAGCTCGGTTGCTCCCCCTGTATTAGTGAGGGGTTAAGAAATAGTTAAAGGTCTTCGCTCGCATTCGCTCGCTCAGATCCATTTGGGTAACTGGGATCCTGAGGAATTAAGACCACGAGCTTGTTGTCTTTGTTTTTTATTAAATCCAAGAGCTAAATGGTTGGTCATTGCTTGTGGATCTTCAAGGAAGGCATCAAGCATATCATTCCATTCTTCTCTTTTTCTTTGATTTATCTCCTCTTGTGCAGAGATGGCTAGTGTGTCTGTAAAATACTTCACACCTTGAGCTAGACAGTCGAGTCTGTCGTCATGTTTAATAGCTCCTTTCTCTCTACACATCCTGCTGAGCTGATAAAACAGCATATATTGCAGTCTTTTTTCGGGAGGTTCGTCTGGATTAGAGCTATAATCCCAATCTACTACACTTTTGTCGATAATGAGACGGTGTTGGTTCATTACTGGCTCTAGTGTGTCGATAAGGCGGTCTTCTTTACGTACATTTGCACGTACTTCCTCAATATCCATACCGTATTTAATCTGTTGCAGGTGTTTTTTAAACAATTCTGCTACAATACCATCACCAAAGTTGGATTCAATGACTAATTTAGTTGCTTTGTACTTCTTACAGATCCTTAGAATGTCCAGTAGCGTCTTGTCTGAGTATCCATCTCTATAAGCTCGCATTTCTTGCAAGTACAGAAAACCATTTCGCTGGGAGATAAAAGCCGCAGCCGTCTCATCTGAACCTCTGCCCGATGGATCAACCGAGCAGATTGTTTCGGAGTAAGGAAGCCAGTCTCCTTGGAGCTGCATTGGACTGTAGAAATAATCTCCAGGTAGACCGACAGTTGGGAGGTCTTTGAGACAGTTCCGTGGGTCTGAGCACCAGATGACTGCATCTGGAGCAGAAGTAGGGTTGACAGCGGTAACAACAAGATCCGCCATCTTGAGAGGGTATTTGTCAGCATCACTAAGGCTCGTGTCCAACATAAATTGTAGCATGAAGTTCGACCGTCCCATGGACGCTTCACGCTCTACCAGATCATCGTCATTAAAGCGATCATCTGTTACTGACCAGGGCTCTGCTCCGTTATCAATATCCTCTTGGAGCTGCGGGGCAAGGAGTCCATCATAACCAGTGGTATTCCTCGGGTAGCGGGCTGGCCACACGAATGGGCGATAGCTCCTCTCGGCCAATCTGCGGTATACAGTAAAGGAGGTCTGAGGAGTACCGAGAAACAAAATCCTGCTATCATCTTTAGGTGTAAGAATTGATTCGGCTTCAGTACAGAGTTGTAGGAGTTTTTCTCGCATAAACTCTGTCATCGAGTTACCAGGAACTTCGATGTCATCAAGGATCATTAAATCTGCTCGGCTTCCAGTCAATTGACCAGTAATCCCGACGGATTTTACTGATGGCGCTTGGTGGGGAGAGCAGTTTACGTCGAAAGAGATCCGACTCCATCTGGCGTCGTCGCTCTTCGGCCTCAAATGAGTCAACCATGGTGTTTCAATGATTAGTTTTTGTAGGAAAATAGACATATTATCCGCACGTTCTTTAGATGCGGATATAATCATTATTTTTTTCTCAGCGTCATTGAAAAGTGTCCACAGCACGAAGGCTCCGGTGATCCAGCTTTTTCCCACACCACGGAAAGCTTGTATCTGAAGACGCTTAGGTCCATACTGAAGATAGTCTGCGATTGCATATTGGGCTCGTGTAGGGTTGGGGAGGTTTAATTCCATCCATAAAGCCTGCAAGAAGACTTTAAAGTCCTCCTGCATGGCTTGTAGAATTTGTGTCATTTCATAACTCTATTATCAGGACCAATCCTAGCTTCGATTGGTAAAGGGTGTGATCTTCCACGAGCAGCAGCCTGCGTTCCAAATTGAATACCCCAAATTTCGCGAATTTGAGCATTACTTTGGTTACGTCCAGTTGCAGTGCCTTTTGGAGCTTTGTATTTGCGAATCTTGTTTACATCTAAGATTTCATTTCCTTTACCAATATCTCGAATAAGATCACCGTTATTTCTAACAAACTCTTTTATTTGAGCTGTAGTTTTAAGCTCTGGATATGCTTTTTTAATCTGGTCAGTTTTCCATTTAGCCCAGCCAATAACAATTTCTTGCTGATCTTCCATAACAACGTTAAGTAAACCAGCAATACGTTTTGGTGCCCATTTTTTAATTTCACCAGATTTAACAGCATTCTCTAAAATCATGCGGCTTTCAAGTTTAGGGTAGTACTTTTTATGGATAAGACCTTGGTGATCAAAACCCATCGGAACTAAAGCAGCATTAACAATATCATTACCGGTACGCTTTAAAAACCGTTTATTTAATATTTCCATTACTTTGGGGAATTTATCAGTACCGTCCAAAGCAATGCCAACATCACCAGTAAGTGCTAAATCTCCTACGTGGTGCCAGTTAATTTTCATTTTAGCGGCTTCAGTAGCGTCACGTGCCCATGCTCTTGGATTAGAGATCATGTAGTTTGTAGACCAAATGGCTCTTTCAATTCTACGTCGTTGAGCTTCTGTTGTAGGCATGTTACTTTCACCTAATTCTACAAGGTGTGATCTACGTGCTTGTAAGCCTTCACCAGCCATCTCAGTCGTTTTTAAACCAGTTTTACCAAATGCTCCTTTTACGTCAGCATTGATTTGCATTACATTAGGAGGTGGTGTATTAAAATTAGGTCTAATACTACCATTAGATCTAACTAATACAGTAGCTGGCGTCAATTGAGGCGCTGCAGATGGAGGTGGTAATTTGCCAAGTTTACCTAAAGATGTAGGAATAGCAGCTGTAGCTACTTCTTCAGCAAGAGCAGCAGTAACAGCACCGCCGACTGCTGGACCACGATCGTCTAATCGAATGTTGGTGTTTGCTTCAATAACATCTTGACCACGTTGTAGACCCATTTCAGATCTTCCACCTATGATCTCACCCCAATCTTCAAAATTAGATAACACAAAGTCAACTTGTTCGATTCCGGGAACATCTTTGTTGTCGCTGACAAATTGTCTAACTTTTTGTGCGGCTTCACCAATTGGCGCTAATCCAGGCGCTATTGCTTTAAACAGCTGTTCTCCAGCGTCGTACAATGGGCTATCAAACCCTCGCCCGTCATCAGTTTTAGGTTTATTTTGTTGTTGTTCCCGCCAGTCAGCTATTCGTTTTCGTTGTTGATCCATCCAATGTGTGACAGGATCACCACCTAAAAATGGATCATTCCTATCATACTCGAATGGGTCTTTTTCTTTTCCATCCATAGTTAACTAATATGTGAGAGAATTAATTCCTCCCGTTCGGGTATTTGGCCAAATCGTCTTCGCATCCAATCTAACCAGTGCTCACTTCCTTTACTCTGATTACAACATCGACAGGCGGGTACAAGATTCTGTGAAATTGTTTCTCCACCTTTACATTTAGGTTTAACATGATCTAAAGTTAATTGGTCTAATGTATAAACTCCTCCGCAATACACACATGTACAATTAAAGTATTCCTTGATGGCTTGACGCCAGGCTTTCTTTGCTTGTGGTGTTGTCATGGCTAGGAGATTAAAGAGGTAATGATCAGGGCTAGGAAGTAATTGATTCATGCTTTTCTATAACGTGGGCGTTTACCATGTCCATTATTTGCTCGGTTTGCTTTTACGGATTGACGGGCTAAATTACCCTTTGAATCGTGGGACATATCGCCACCACCTTTGCCGTAAATGCCACGATCGCGTCTTGCTTTGTTAAGCTTTGCACGATAACGTATTCTAGCTGGAGATTTGTTATAGCTACGCATGTATGCGTTCTTCTTTGCAGCCGCAGCGGGCTTTCTCTTGTAATACCTGGCGGTTCTACCGGGATTTGAAACTGGTTGTCGAGCCATAAAGTCTACGTTGTACTAATTCGGGATCTACTTGGGGGAGCATTTGTGCAAGTTTTTCAAGCTGTGTGCCTTCAACTGCTACTCCACTGATGTCATTAGCTTTTAGCCAATCACATGCTGCTTTAAGATCTTGAGTGGATGCTTCTCCGCTGTGAATACGTTGGAGAAACTCCTTGGTTACAAGATTATGAAGCTCGTTAAATTGATCTTCTGTTGCTTTTTTATGCGCCATGTCGTAGTACGATTTGGTCAAGTTTATTTTCAATACGTACCATATGATCTTCCATACGTTTCGTCATAACTGACAAATCGGCCTTAGACACATAATCTTGGGCAACGCCAAGTTCAATTGCATCTATACGCCGGTCGAGACTACTGATACGATCGTGTACGTTGTTTATTCGTTGATGTAGGCGGTTGTTGAGCGCTGCTCCACCGGCTACCCCGGCTATGGCTACGCTAATTATTGCTTCCAGCATTATTTATAGATACGATTGGAACTATGTCATTACACAAATGTTCGACACGTGAGCCAGGTCTAAAGGTAAAACCTTTCCTTTGTAGCTCTGCACATTTCTCAGCTCTAGTTAATTCGTAGAGGAGACGCATACTTTGTTCGTGTCGTTTAGCTATTGCTTTACACTGCTCAATCATCCCACTATCAAGCGGTACCGAAAAATTAACCTGTGCACCCCAGTTGGAGTTTTTAACCAACCCCTCGGGATCCACAGGTCTTGTTTCATTACCCATAAGAAATGGGCTTAGTGTCATTGTCGGACCATTACAGGAATTGCTCCCTGCGAAGTATTGACGAGACGGTGCTCCATTGT